TGCAGGATGTTGTCGGAACTAACATCGTTTCCGATAAATATATGGGTGAGACCAAACTAACCACCCTTACTCCCGGTCAGGAACCCGAAGCTACTGACCCTCCCGAGTTCAATAAGAATGCCCTGGTAGTTGATACCATCGTCCTGGGCCGTAACACTGTCCATACTCTGCATGACATTCAGAATGACTTTGAAGTTATGACCAAACTGGCTACCAATCAGATGGGTAAGCTTAAGACCCTTGAAGATCAGATGGTTGTTCAGCAGCTTCTGGCTTGCGGTCTTACGGGTGGTGCTTACTCCCCGATTGCAAACACCATTACTGGCGGTATCTCCCGTGTGACAGGACAGGGTGTAGCTGTAAAGGTTGCTTTGAAAGATGACTACTCTCAGGCACAAGACCCTTATCAGCTTGTTTCCGCTATTGAGATTGCCTTGATGGGTCTGGTTACTCAGAGAGTTCCTATGGCTGGATTGTCCGTCATCGTGCCTGTTGCTGAGTTTGGCCTTCTGGTTGACTACGGATTTATTGCTCAGACTGAGGGTGGAAGTAATGAGACCACTGGAACAAGCTTTGATGCTAATCTTTCTGGTCGTCTTAAAGGTTGGAATCTTCCTGTTATGGGTTCTGTTGAGTTCACGCAGATGAAGATCAACCCGCATGATGGTGAAACTCATCACAAGCTGTCCAATGACAATAACGGGAATCGTTATGATGTTACCGATACCATGAAGACGGCCCAGGCTATTATCTACGGACCTGATGCGCTACTATGTGGTCGCACCATTGGTCTCCAGTCTGACATCTTCTTCGATAAGAAGACGAAAGGTTACTTCTGTGACTCTTGGCTGGCCGAAGGTGCCACTACTGGCAGGTATGATAACTGTGCTGTTGTTGTATCTGATGCTGCAGCGGACAACACTGATGTATTGAACAAGGCCAAAGGCAAAGCCAAAGCTACGAAACAGTACAGCTAATCAATAATACGCCCACTACTTTCATTAGAGAGTGGTGGGCTTTTTCGTAAGGAGGATATATGACAGCTTTACTAACTGCTATGAATGCTTGCCTCTCCGGTGTTAGTTTGTCTCCAGTATCAGATGAAAATGACTCCGACCTGGATGCTTCTCAGGCAAGGACTACCATAGAGAGAATATCAAGAGAGATACAGCAAAGAGGTTGGTACTTCAACGAGGAACCTAACTGGAACATGGCACCTGACAGCAGCACAGGACAGATTGTTGCACCTGCCAATGCTTTGTCAATGATTACAGAAGGCCAATCAAGAGGATTACAACTTGTTATGAGAGCAGGTAAGATCTATGACATGATTAACCATACTTATGACTTAACTGACATTGCCAACTATGAGGTTGGCGGAGTGTTGACAATTCAAATGACTTTCACTATTTACCTTGAGTTTAACGACCTTCCGCCTACAGCACAAAAAGCTATCATGTATACCGCTCGTAGGCAGTTTGCCCAGGATCTTGAGGTAGATGATAGCAGGTGGAAATTCCAGAAGCAAGAAGAGGTAGACGCTATGTATGCCCTTGAAGTTGAGGACTCAAGGAATAGAAAGAGAAATCAGATCTATGATAACCCTAACGTACAAGCTTTCCTTGCAAAGGCTGGAGGATACAATGCCTACTCAAGAAGGCTTGATGTATTCCCCAGACGTAATACTTACTAAGGAGGTGCAATATCACATACATAACATCGAATCAAGGTAGGCCAATTCAAGGGGTCTCCCAACAGCCTGAGAAGAACAGATACCCTGGACAGTGTACTTTGTCTGAGAACTTTAGACCGGATGTTGTACGAGGTCTGATAAATAGACAAGGCACATACAAGACAGGAGAGTTCTCAGGAGCAACACAAAACCCTTTATCTAAGTGGCATCACTATGTAAGGGATGAAGAAGAATATTTTATAGAAATCTCTCCTACTGGATCTCTAAAAGCCTGGTCTCCTAATGGAACACAACATACAGTAAACCTGGAAAACAACCCTGAAAATTACCTTGCAACTCCTAACCCTGCATCTGACATAGTAACCTGTACCATAGGAGATTACACTTTCCTTATTAATAAAAAGGTGTATGTAGGGGAGTCGACAGAGAAGAGCCCTCAGCTTGCGAATAAAGCTATAGTGTATGTTCAATTTAAAGACTATTACCAGACTACAATTATATCAATAGACTCCACAGTAGTGTCTACACACACATCTAAAGATGGAGGCGCTGCTTCTCAAGCTAGATCAGTTGTTCCAAAAATAGTAGCTGCTAAGCTATATGATGGACTATTAGGTGGGTCAGGAAATACCGATACGGAAGGAGTCTGGTCAGGAACTGATATTTCAGGTGATTTTAACTTAGCTTTAGATGATAACTGTGTATACATATCAAGAAAAGATGGTGGAAGTTTCAGTATACAAGTAGATGATAGTGTTGATGGCTCAAACGCTGTTGCCATTTTTAAAGAAATTGAACAGACAACGCTTCTCCCTAACAGAGCTCCTATTGATTTTAAAGTTAAAGTTAACCCACCAGGCGGTAATACAACTGAGAATGCTTCTTTCTGGCTCCAGGCAACTACAACATCAAATGAATCAGGAAATACATTAACTTGGAATGAAGTAATAGCCCCTAATATAAAATTAGGTATGGATTTGTCAACTATGCCATATGTTCTTGTACGTGAGAGTATATCCGGTGGGGTTGCTACATTTACACTAAGACAAGGGGAATGGCAAAATAGAGATGTTGGAGATGATAGAACAAACCCACTCCCATCTTTTGTAGGAGATCAGATAAAGTCAATAGGTATAATGCAAAATAGGCTTTACTTTACTGCTGGTGAGGCTGTGATTATGACAAGGTCAGGTAACTTCTTTAACTTCTTTCGAGAGACAGCACAGGCATCTCTTGACACAGACCCTATAGACATCTATGCAGACTCTGAGCAGATCAACTATTTAGAGGCATCCGCTGGATTTGATGGTGACTTTGTGTTCTTCTCTGAGACTGCTCAGTTCTTGCTACCCGGTGATAAGCAATTGACCAGTGCCAATGCAGTTCTTAGAAAGACTACGGAGTTTGAGACAATAACAAGCGTTAAACCTGCTGTATCTGGTGATAGTATCTTCTTTGCTTTTAATTATGGTAGGTTCATTGGTATTAGAGAGTACTTCACTGATTCATTAACTGACACTAAGCGAGCAAGACCAATAACTGATCATGTCAACGAATATATAGAGGGACAACCAACCATAATGGTTACGTCTTCTAATATCAACTTGCTTCTAATTAAAGCAGAGGCTGATAATGTACTTTACACATATGACTGGTTATGGCAAGGGACAGATAAAGCTCAATCTGCATGGGGTAAGTTGGTTTTCTCAGACGATGTTAAGATATATCACCTGTCCTTCACCACTGACAAACTTAGGATAATTCTAAGCCGTAATGGAGGTTATGTTCAGTGTGAAACTATAGATGTTGGCGATGCTAATTCAGAAGGTCTTCCTTTCCCGGTTAGGGCAGATAGCATGTCTGTTGCTACTTTCACGTGGGATGAGACAGGTGAGGTATGGAGAACACCAGACATACTTCCTGATGAGGGTGTTGACAATATAAAGATTGTCAGGTCAACAGACTGTTACGAGTATGAGCTTGGCGCTCTTGTCAATTTTGAGAGAGATGGAGATGAGTTGATTTCTTATGACGACTTATCAGATCAAAGCACATGCACTGTAATCATTGGAATAAAGTACACTTGCAAATATATACCAACTAATCCAGTAGCTAAGGACCAGAACAACCAGGCTCTTAACTTGGATAAGATGATAGTTGGAGCTTTCTATGTCAACTATAATACATCGGGAGAGATTACATCTCAGGTGATAGATAACTACGGCAATGTCCGAGAGGTAGAACACAGTAATAGAACTCTTGGTGGTCCTGAGAATATTGTTGGATTTGCACCTCTTGTTGAAGGGCAACACAGAATACCTATCAGGAAGAGATCAGATCAATATACATTACAGTTAATCACAGATAGTCATGTACCTTTGCAGGTTAGTGACTTCTCATTCAACGGAAACTTAAATAGAAGAGGGAGACGTATATAATGGCAGTAAGTACAACCACTGCACTAATCATTTCTGGTGTTACTGCTGCTGCCCAAGCTGCTGCAAGTTATGCTCAGTCAAAGTCTGCTGCTGACGCTCAAGAAGAATATAATAAGCAGTTAGAGAAACAGGCTACTGAGTCATACAGTGAGCTTGATAAGCAGGAGGCAGATGCGATTGAAGCAAGCCATAAAGAATCCCTGCAAGCTCAGAGAGAATATATGAAAGCAAGGAGTACAATTGAGCTTCAAGCTGCTGCTACAGGTACTTATGGTCAGTCCATTGACGTGGCTATTGAGGATTTGAACACTGGTCTTGGTCAGAGGATGGCAGATATAACTTCTCGTAGAGAGATGCAATTGGATAACATCGACACTCAAGCTAAGAATATCAGAAATCAGGCAAAGGGATCAAGTGACTATACTATTCAGCCGCCTGCTTTCTACTCTGCTGGACTCTCAGGTCTTAGTACATTCAGTCAGGTGTATGGTATGACAAGTGCAGTAAGTACATCATCCGCAGAGGGTGCCGCTGCTAATCAGTGGGACTCAAGCACATTTGCTGGTAGGCAGAGAATTAGTGCAGGTAATTATGATTGGTAATGATTGATAAACAAGGAGGTTAAATGGCGAAACCCACAGAGAGAGAAAGAGTAGCGAATCCTTTCAGCATGGGGCCGTCACCTACTAATCAGCCGGGGAGATTAATGGAGCAGAAAGTTCCACTCCCCAAGGCTGCATTTCAGGACTTTGACAAGGGTACAGCTATGGTTGATGCTCTTGTCAGTTTTGCTGGTGTAGGTGCAGATCAGTATGTTAAAAGGATGAATAAGAAGATTGAGGAGGATAAGATAATCCAATCAGGTTTGGCTATTGCTGGAGCAAGACCAACTGATGATGCAACTGTCGCAGGATACCGTACTCATGCTGCTGTTACTTTAAAGAGTCAAATACTTGAATCTCAAGCTAAGCTTAACCAACTGGCGCAACAAGGACTTGATGATGATCAGTGGGATAAGGCAGTAAGAGATGAGTATAAGAGAGTTGATAAGTACCTCCTTGATAATTACTATAACTATACTACTGACACTGAGATGCAGAAGCTGGTTCCTATTTCTTTCAGGGAAGCTATGCCTCAGATTGTAGCAACAAGAGAAGCTGATAAAATTGAGAGAGAGATCCAGACAAGAATTAATGATGTATCTGATTCTTTAATCAGTATGGATACAATTGATGCCCAGACTGGAAATGCTATTCCACCTGATCAACTTGCTGTAAATATGGATAGGTTGGTCAAAGGGTTACAGCTTACTTCTTCTCAGAAGGACCAAGCGATTGAGGATGCTATCATAACTTCCAGATCAAGTAAGCTAATTGAAGCGGCTAAAATTTGGAAGGGAGACAGAAAGACTTCTTTATTTGATAGGAGCGCTAAACTACAGAAGCTTGAAGAGAGCCTTGAAAATGAGAGGATCAGTCT